CCTGTTCCACGGTGACTTCTTGGCCGTTGATTACGGTTTTGATTGTGTTTTGCTTGCGCATGTTTCACCTCCATACGATGTGATATATAGGCATATCATATTGTTTCTGTTTCGCCAAACAGCTCACTGATGGCTTCGCGCCCATCGTCAGTCAGCGCGAACCGCCAGCAATGACGGTGCCGACTGTTCACACCATCCCGATCGACACGTCGCACATGACCGGAACGCTCAAGCTCGATCATGCGCGTACGCAATCCCTGCGGAGTATCGTCATACTTCGCTAAAACCGCCATACGTCCGATTTCCTCATGGGTAAGCGGACGCTTAGCCACCCAAAGAATCAACAGCACATGAACCTGTTGTCTGCTGAACATCACGCCACCGCCGTTTCAGCCGAGTGGCGGAGGAACGCGGCCATGCCAGCGGCCACAATCCACCCGGCCACCCACTTGACTCCGAACCGTACCCCGTTGATCTTGGCTGCCATCGCCCACACCGGAAGCGACACCCACGGGCTGAGACACCAGCCGCAATAGGCGAGTTCTCCGAGACTGTCCATGTAATCCTTGGCCCACGTGGGGAGCGAGTTGGACAGGTTCTCGGTCTTTACGGTCAGCTTGCGGCGGAGCGCGGAGAACATATAGCCGGGGCCGGGTGAGAGCTGTACGACAGTGGTTACGTATCCCGCCGTGATTCCAGCCGCAAGCACAGCAGTCCACCAATTGCCATTAGTCTTCATCGGTTTTCCTTTCCTCGTGGCGACGCCAGCAGTGATACCGATTGTTGTAGTCCGCGTACAGGGTTTCGTAGAGTTGTTTCGCCTCGTTGGTGGCTTCGTCGTGGTCGAACCCGTGCTGTTGCAAGGTGTGTTGAGCGGCACCGACCCAAATGGATCGGCGAACGTGTTGATACCAACGGTCGAACAGTTTGCCGCACACCTTGTCATGCTTGTTGTCTCCGAGAAAGTCGGCAACGCTCTCCACCACGAACTTACGCAGAGTGTTCGCGGTGATATGGTTACGGTCGAACAGTTCCAGCACATCGCTGGTTAAAATGCTATTCTTCATTGGGTTCCTCCTCTTCTTCGGGTTCGTCATCGTCCACTAGATAATCGTCAAGGCTGATGTCTTGCGGCTCGAAGTAAATCAATCCATCCAATAAGATCATCGGGTATCGCACGGTTACCCCTTGGTCTTTGGCGGTGGCGCGTATACCTCTGGCGGTGGGACTGCCCGACAACACGATACGGAGCCTACGCCCCATCTGCTGTGCGTACACGCGGCACGTCATCAGATAAACGGCGCTCTGCCGCTTGCATGTGGGACATCCGTCAAATAGTGCGAACATGTCCGGGCTTTCCAAAATCGTTGCGGTCTTCATCAGAACGTCACCCCCAGAGCGTCGGCCAGCACATCGGAGATATGGAGCGTGGCCAACTGGCTACGCTTATGGTTCTCGATCTTTTCGGTGATGTCCTTGCGGTACACGGGGATGACCTGATGGTGTGCGGCTCCGACCACGCGCGGGTCGAACATCGAGAAATACAGGACTTCCAGCGAATCGCACACGACGAAGTACTGGAGCACCTGTGCTTTGTACTGGTCGGGGATGAAGTCGAAGCCGGTCGCCTTAGAGTCCAGAGTGTATTCGGGCAACACCTGTTCAATGACTTCGACCAGTTCAGGTTTCAGGTTAACGATATGAGATCGCATGGCGTCCGTGTGCATCATCCACGGTACGACGGCCTGCAAATGGTAGGCTGAGCCGAGCGACTTGCATTCGATGGCCCACGTCGGCTTCTCAGTGTTCTCGTAGGCGTCTGGACTGCACGCGATACGGTTGTCGTCGTCACTCTCCCAGATACCGCAATCGGGGACGCAATCGACGGGGTTGAAGCCAAGCGTTTTGAGGGTGATCTGGATGTTCTCGGGTTCGAGACGGTGGCCGCGTTCCATCGGAGGTTCACCGTCCGCTGGTTCTGCCCACAGTTCCGCTAGGAACTTCCAGAAGTCCACGCCGACCTTAAGCCGCTTGTTCTTGGCTTCGGCGTCCACGATCTTCTCATCGTAGTTCTGGGCCTTCGTGTAATACTCGTTGGCTTTGTCTGGCGTCTTCGCCTTCTTCGCTTGTTCCAACGCCTTGTCTCGGTACTCTTTAAGTTTCTCTACGTCGGTCTGAGCGTAGTGTTCCAAGGCGAGTCCGCCGCTTTTGGTGCTGGTGATACGGCCCACTCGTTCGTCGAGCCATGCCTCGGTTTCGTGGGCTTGCGATACATTGATGATCTTCATTGTGGTTGTCCTTTCGGTTGGGTGTGTGCGGGTGACGAGTCCCGCACACAAGTATCTGTTATGCAAAGCGGGGAGCGTACTGGTGGATAACGGTGCGAATCTCCTTGAACAGATTCCACGCGGTCTCTTGGATGATGGACTCGGGGCAGTCGATGAAATCGATCGCTTCAGAGTATTCCATGCATCCGTCCGTGTAGATCGGATCGTCGGGTTCCGCCCACCAGAAGATAGAAAACAGAAAGACGTGGTTTTCCGCGTCATTGGTGACTCGGGCGCGCAGCTGGGTGTCGGTGAACGTGATAATCGCCGTATCATACGGTTTTTGTTCCGATTCATAATGGATGCTGCTGACTTTATCGAAGTTAAACTCACACTGGTTGATGACGGCGGAAAGGTTGAAGTCGTTCATTGTAACTCCTTGGGTTATATATCAAGCCGTTTGTTTGATATATATAATATATCACATGTGGTGGGATTAGTCAATCAGCGACACGCAGGGACATGCCCCAGCACCCTAGTAGGACGTGGATAATCAACGGTGATTGATGGGGGCGTGATTGATAGGCTCACGCCCGAAAGCCCGGAATATAAGAGGGGGACTACTTACGTTCCCCTTTCACGCCTCGCTTTCGCAGTCGGAAAGGTCAATGTCAAAGCAACGCGCAATATAATCGAAGTTCTCACGCTGCTCATCAGCCGTCAACGCCCGAACGAGATTATCCAGCAGCGTTTCCGCGCCGAGCGAGTCAAGCAGCTTGTCGAAGGCAAGTTCGTTGTCAAACATTTCAGATACTCCATTCCAGCCCCCTTATTAGAACAAGAGGGCTTATAAATCGGTTTGTTTTAAGCAAAATCCCAAAAGTGCGCCAACGCGAAAGGCCACTTACATTCGGTTGACGGCGTTCATCAGACTGTTCAGGTCGGTTTGCGTGAGTCCATTCCATCCCCTGACCCGACGTTTCAGAGTGCCGTTGATGAAGTCTCCGCGCTCCGCGGATGTGATATTGTGCGCATCCATAGCCTTGACCAGATCGGCGTACTGTTCGGCGCTGATCGCACGGTCTGCGGTCTCGTAACGCTGCTTGGCATACGCTCCGTCGTCGTCCTTGTCGGGGAAGATGCCCAACACTGCGTAGAGACTATAGCGGCGGGCGTAGGTGATCGCGCTACCGACCTGCTGGGGGTCGCCGGTCACGAAGAACGGATAGGAGCAGACCACCATCTGGTCTGTATCATCGAAAATGATGGTTTCCACTGTTCCGATGGCCTGTCGCGTTTCTCCCGTGTTGTCGAACGTGACGCGCTGGCTGAATGCCAGACCGTACTTCTCGAAAACCGGTTTGATGGTTTTGAGTATCGTGGAGAGGTTGAGATACTTGTAAGTCCGGTTGCCTGCCTGTGCGGTTTCGTCGGTGACGAAGTTGGGGACTTCGTTGAGAACTTGCATGAACTTGTTGCTGAGATTGTTGGTTGCCATTTCAGTGTTCCTTTCTGATAGTGTGATGATATATAAAGTATATCACATGTTGCGTGATATTACAAATGTGATTACTTGAGTTTGTGGACTAGGACGCCCTGAATGGCGGGATAACGCCAACTAGGACGCTAGGACACTAGGACATGCATTAACTCAGATTGGCCATGCCTCGCCGTTCGTCAAATACACATTATCCGCGTCCCCGTTATCGAACTGGGCACCCAAAAGCCCGTCCAGCATTGGCATCCCGCCGAGATTGTACGCCTCAACGAAGAATCCGAGGCGGGTCGGCTGATTGCCTTCAAGCACGTACATGGTGCTCGCCCACTCGGTCTTCCCGTTACGTTCCTCATAATCCCGGAATGCTTGCTCGTACACGTCGGCGTCAACGTACCCGTAATCTCCGATACGCCAAATATCGTCCGTCTCGGTGTATGTGTCGAAGTCGCGGCATTCGGGAATCAGACTGGTGTCGATGCTGTTAATCATGTCGCGGGCCTGTTCGACGGTGATATTTCTAACTGTTTCCATTGTTGCCTCCTTGGGTATATCTCAAGCCTTATCGCTTGATATATTCATCATATCACATTGTGTCTTGTGATGCAAACAAAAAAAGGCCGGAACTCGCCCGGCCTGTAATCACTCTTCCTCGGCGTCTTTCCTCGCTATCTCGATGATCTTGGATACCGCAGCAGCCATATTCTTGATTCCGTTACGTGAAGCGAACGATGTCACCTGATGCACGAACTCGTCGTACAATTCCATAGGCACCAACCCGAGCATGTCCGAGTTGCAATCATCCACGAACTGTTCAAGTTCTTCGTATTCGCGGGTCAGAAACAAAAACTCCACGTTCTTATACTCGTACTTCACATTCAAACTGTTCAGGTTGATTTGCTGCGGTTCGACGTGCGGTAGGCTGTCCTGATCGAGTCCGCTGAGCAACAAGTCGTCTACGTTGTCCATCTGAATGACCAGCTGCGCCAGTAGTTTCTCGTCGGCGTGGCCGGTGAGTTCGTTGGCGGCTATCTGCTTCGCCGTTATGGTGGAACGTGTCATAGGCTTCGTGTCCACGATAACCGGGATACGTTGGATACCGGCGCGGGCGGCGGCTCTTGAACGATGATGGCCGGAAACAATACTTATCGGCCCTTCTCCGTTCGGTTGCGAACAGTACGGCAATGACTCCAACATCCCTCGTAGCTTGATGTTCTGGGTCAGCGCGTCGAACTTACGTGGTTCCATGACCTGCGCGTTCAGGTCTTGTTCCTTGAGATTGACCACGTCAACCCACTTGATTACCAAACCGTCGGCTATGGTCATTTCTTGCGACGTGTCGACATCGGCCATTATTTCCTCCTGTTCTCTTTGGCTAGGAACTGTCCGAGAATGTTCCTTAAGCCGATCTCTTCGTGCCAATCGCTCTTATACTGCAATTGGTACTGTCCATTCTTACGGTCACGTCTGTCCAGTTTCATCAGGCCGCGAAGTCCCTTGGCTTCGGGATATCGCGTGTATTCAACGGTTGCCAGCCCATCGCACGCATCGACGAGTATCTGTGTCTTGGGCGTAGCGCAGAGCTGGAACGTGGAACGACGTAACGCTATCATCGTGACCAGCTTCGTAAGCCGATACCGTTCGTGGGATACCCCGAATGCTTGACGCAATACCGCGTAGCGAATCGTGTACATGGGATTTGGCAAACCATATCCGATGATCCCGGCAACGTAACCGTCGATTAGTACGAGAACACACATCGGGCTCACGTTTCCCGATATCCTATGCCGCATCACTTGCAGATACGAGTCTTGGGCCGCGCTATCGCGTAACGGTACGACCTTGATTTCGGAACGTTCGGTAATCTGATGATCTCTGGGCAATATCGGTATCGGTATCTCCGCCGATTTCGACGACGCCACAGTCACCATGTTCCCGCCGACAAGACGTTTGACCTCGTTCGGACGGTTGGAATTCATGTAAATCACACTGTCCAGACCCAGACGCCTAGCGTAGACCGGGCTATCAGTTGCGGCGTTTCCGGGCGTTTGCTGCTGCTGGCAGATCAGCAACGCCTTACGCCCATCGAACAGCTTACAGAGCTTGGGAATATCAACGGGAGCATTGAACACGTTGTATTCAGGTTCCGCCCATTGGAATCTCCCCCCGGTCTCGAAGAACTTTTCATAAGCTCCCGGATACGTAGGAGGATTGGCGAACACGATGGTGTGCGGGTCGTCCATGATGCGTTCCGCGTACTTCATCGGGTCGGTGGGCTCGTATCTCAGCCCCCCCAACTTGACCATATTCGCTGCGATTCGCTCCCGTAGCTGGCCGACGTGTTCCGAATCGTTGATGTCAAGATCAGCCAGAAGTTCACGGTAGTAATCGATATCGTCGTGCTTGCTGAGACGCATACGATATTGCGCCATGATTACGGTAGCCGCGTCATCCGCTGCGTTTCCTGAGAGCGAGACTGGTGAACCGTCAACGGTTGCCCGCATTTCGGTGAGAGGCTTACCGCTGTACGCATATCCGAGCGCTGCGGTGTACGCCCACACGTCGCACGCCTCGATTTGCTCCGGTTTCCAGCCGTTCTCCACGGCGACCGTGCAGTTTGCGAAGGCTCCGGCGTACAGTTCGACGTATCGCGTATACCCTGACGCGGGTGCCTGCCTAAACAGATTCCCGTTCCAATCACGTTCTGGTTTATCCCAAGTGTTAAGGAACAGTATGGACGGTGAGTTGAAACCTGCCATCAGACCGCCCCCCAAGAGTCGAACTTGGTGCCTCCCAATTCGAGATTGGGCGCTCTATCCGGTGAGCTAGGGGCGGAATAGCAACGGTCATTAGAATAGCACATTTTGATCGGCCTCCAAACCTTTTTGTAATTCCTTGACTTCTTCACCGGTCTTTTCCTGCCACCATTGGGCGAAAATCGTTCGGTGGCACAAGCCTTTTCTTACGTCATCGAAGCATAGAAGCACGATGTCTTTACCTCCGTTAAGTTGCGATATCGTTTCAAGTTCCGTTCTGATGCGGGCGACCCCGTGTGAGTCCAGCATGGCACGATACCGTTCGGTGAATTCTTCGTCGGTTCCTTCCATGAACCATCGGCCCGGCGTCACTGTTTTCGCCGATGCTGCGATTGTGTACGGAAGTCGCCATCGTGGCGAACCGTACGTTATGCGTACCGGTATGCCTTGTGACGGGGTGAAGTCGTGGTATCGGTTTGTGTAGATCTTCATATGCATCCTTTCTATGCAACGTGTGCGATATAGATATTATATCACACTGTTAGTTCTTGTTGCAAATTGCCCACATTCTTAACTTCGTCTGGGAAAGAATTCCATTTCCAAAGCCTCCACACCACCGGTGGCACCCCAATATGCACGCCTCGCACGCAGAACGGTCGCCACATCGGCGAACATTGAATCGGGAAGCCTATGGGACATCCAATTCGACAGCTGCGCTTCGCTCCGCTGCTCCTGCTTAACTCTCCAATTAACCGGGGTGGCCAGCCACACGGGGAGAGTCCGCACGTACTGCAATGGCGTACCCTCGCACGATTCCACGAAACGCTTCGCCGCCCTCATAAGCGCATCGGCACCGACTTCATCGAACGCTTGATTAAAGTAGCGCAGGAATTCGTTAGAGACTCTGCATTTCTTAGGCCACAACTCCATAAGCGACTTGAGGGTATTCACCGAATGGCAGGTGACTGTGATTTTTTCTTTGTCGCGCGAGTATTGTTCTTGGGTTTTGTTCTTTTGGGTATTGTTCGTCAAAACCTCGTTTTGGGGTGGGTCAAAAGCAGGTTTTGGGGGGTCAAAAGCAGGTTTTGGGGTCGGTTCAGGGTCATAACCCTGTTTTGGGGTGGGCTTCCACAGCGAGACGTGATACCGGTTGGCCCTGCCATCGGACTTGACCCGTCGAATGTACCCCAATTGTTCCAGCACGTTGAGGCTCTTGGATACCGTGGGCTGTGAGCAACGCGCGATCTTCGCCAGCCGCTCCAAGCTGGGCCAACATACGCCGGTGTTGTCGGCGTGACGTATCAGCGCCATATACACCAGCAGGTCGTAGCCGCCCAACCGGTCATCATCCACCGCCCAATTCGGCAACATCGAAAAACCCGAGTTCTGTGCTATACTCGTATCGGACACGTTTCCGCCTTTCTGTTAGCGCCTCTCTTCTGTTCTCTCGGGTGAGGCGCTTACTTTATTCCTGTTCCTATCTTATTTGATGGTGTCGCCCCGGTTCCAGTGCGCATATATATATATTATACAGCTAGCACATACTACTTGCAATCAAGAATAATCTGATGTATATTTAAATCATGAACGCTAAAGACTACACCGCAACAGTGGAGCAGTACGCGGAACGCTGGCACCTCAACATCCAGACCGTCCGCAGATACTGCCGTGAGAAACGACTGCCTTACATCAAGGTAGGCAACCGCTACTACTTCAACCCCGACATCACACCACTACCCGTAGGAGCAACGATCAACGATGAATGACCCAAGAATCACACTGCCGATCGCACGCTTGGCGGCAGACCCCGAACGCAAACAGACCCGCAACGGCACCCCCTACATGCTTATCCGAGTCGCCGCCACAGGCGGACACATGAACAAGACCACAAAACAATGGGTAGACCACGACACCATGTGGGCGACCATCTTCGAGTATGACCTGAGACTTGCGGAAACCTACGAACGCATGCTACGTAAGGGCACCCCTGTCCGCGTCGAAGGCGTCCTCAAATGGAAGACCGGCACCGACAACCAAGGGCAGCCGCGCACCGACTTCATCATCGAACACGCGACCATCAGCCTCGCCATGCTCAAGGCGAAGAACCAGCAGCCTCAGCAAGACCAGCAGACCGGCAACCAGTGGCCGGGAACCGACACGTTCGGCCCGACCAACTCGCTCAACCAGACCGACAACGAATGGGACGTGTTCTAAATGGCAGTGAACGTCACCGAGAAAGACAAGACGCTCAACGAGATCATCGACTGGTGCGAACAGCTAGAAGTGGAGGGACTGAGATTGGCGAGCGCTCTTCTGATGCAGCATGACATGGACGCATATGGTGTCGTGAGGGGACAAGTCAACGCATACGAAAATACAGCCGACCACTGCCGTTCCATGCTCGGCTACACCGGCAACATGCCCACGGAAGTACCGAATCAAAGCGAGGACACGAAATGAGCAGGACTGATACCACCGACCCGGACGGTCTGCACTTTTTCCGCGTCAAATTCAACGATGCCGGAGAAATGTACGGACTGACCCAAGTCGCCACCGATTGAAAGGAATTACCATGACCCGCTATCTCGTAACGGACCAACAACTGCGTCAAGCAATACACTCGGCCATAAGAGTTCTGGACATTGACAAGCAAGATGAGCATTACATCATCAAATCAACTGCCGAAGTCTCCTATAAAGTCCTAGAATTATTGGCCTCATCGAAGACCACCGAATCGGAACAAACCGAGAATCCCAAACAGGATGCTGGCCGTGAAATCGATACGAGCGAGTACCCATTTATCCAACTAGAGGCAGACGAACTCGTCCGGATGATCTGTGACGCCTACCAAACCGGCGTATTTTCAGGAAAGGAGCAATCATGAAATTCACGAAACGCGCATACGTCGAAGTGTGGCAGAACTGCCCCATAGACGACCGCGAAGACACCACCATAACCCTCTATGACTACGAGGACGCGAACGAACTCAACAGTATCCCGGTAGCTCTCCTATACCTGCTGGAGTGCCATGCGTCCGTCGACAGTATGGACGAATTCAACATCCTCGAATGCTGTCTTACAGCTGAATCGTTCGATCTCATAGGCTTCGTCAAAACCTACCGGGACATGCTCAGCAAAACCGGCGACTTCTGGACACCGATGAAGTTTATCACCGCAAGCCCGAAACCCGTAGACGGTATCCCACCCGTCTCGTACTGCCCACGTTGCGGAGCGTTGATTTGGCCGGACACCACACAGCGCTGCATCAACGGACAACCCGAAAACGACGCCGAATATTACCGACGAATCCTCGAAATCTACAAGAACAACCCCGACCCGCTGTTCTGCCACAATTGCGGGCAACGCTTCAAATACGTCGGCCAAGACCAACTAGCCTACAAGCACCAAAACAACCGCGCCGACATCCTACGCACCCTCAAACTCAAAGCGGAAACCCAACCAACGTTCGATCTGGCAGAGTTCAACCAATGATAGGCGAACCATTATCGTTCAGCCTGTTCATCTCCGGCATCCCCGCCAGTAAAGGCTCCTACCGTCCAATCACCGGCAGGAGCCGCACCACAGGCAAACCCGTCACACGCCTCATACCGATGGACAGAAAGGAACGCCCGTGGCGCGACCACGTCCGCGACACCATCCTCAGCCACAAACACCCAACCATTCCCCCCAACTCATACGTGACAATAGAAACCACGTTCTACCTGCCACGCCCCAAAACCATCCCACCCCACAAACGCAAACACCCCACAGTCAAACCAGACATAGACAAACTCCAACGCGCCCTATACGACGCCATCACAGAAACACACATCTGGCGCGACGACTGTCAGATAACCGACGTAACCAGCCACAAACGATACGCCGACAACACCACAACCGGCGTATTCCTCACAATCACATGGGAGCCGAACCAATGAAAAAACCAAGCGAATTCGACTACTTCCGCAACACCACACCCGGCTACAAGCTAGGCCGCATTCTCGGCGGGCTACTCATCACCCTAGCCGTCCTGCTCATCACCACCGGCACTATCGCCCTACTCAAACTCCTGATAACCTACATCCTCGCGTAAGGAACCATCATGCCCCTCAGCCAACACAAAACCGAACTAGCCCTCCAATGGCACCGCAAACACTACAACACCGAATACATCGCCAACCTACTCAACACCACCCCAGAAGAAATACAAACCATCATCAACCAACACCAACAACAAACTAAACCCAAGAAAGCATAAAATACCCCTTATGAGCAACGTAACCAGAGACGCCCACGGACGGATAACCGGAGGCGTGAACAACCCAACCGGTAAAGGCGGCTTCCAAGAACGCCCACAAGACCGCAGTCGTAAATGGACAAAACGCGGCAGCGTGAAATACAACCTCCAGCAATTCCTTGAACTCACGAACGAGGAAATTGATGAATGGGTGCAGCGTCTGGATGAACTGACCCAAGCCGAACAGATCGCCCTTCGTCGTGTTCTTGAATCGAAGAAGGGCGGTGAGAAAGCATTCCGAGCCTATCAGGACATCTCCAACCGTACCGAGGGCATGCCCCGCCAACAGGTTGACCAGACGGTTCAGATGTACGAGCCGCCTACGATCAATGTCACGGTGAAGTGAACAAACCCGAGCCTATTATTATTAATAAGGCTCGGGTTTCCTCGGGTGAAGACCATACTATTGAGAATCGCGCGCACATTATGGAACAAAACGGAACATTCAACCTCGTAATCCCCAAAGCATACGAAGATTTACTGTTCTTCCTCCATGACCGCGACAATCCGCCATACCGCTACTACGACTACAGCGGAGGCCGTTCAAGCGCGAAAAGCACCAGCGTAGCCCTAGCCCTAGCGCTCGAAGCCAGCATGTACCCCACCCGCATCCTATGCACCCGTGAATTCCAGAACAGCATTCAGGAAAGCGTCAAACAGCTCCTAGCGGATATCATCAGCCGCTATGAGCTTCCCGGTTTCACCATCACCCGCGAACAGATAACCCACGTCAACGGCAGTGTGTTCTGGTTCAAGGGCTTGCACGAAGACCCCGAAAGCACGTTGAAAGGCATCGAAGGTGTAGACCGTTGCTGGATCGAAGAAGCCCAGTTCATCACCGACCATAGCCTAGACGTGTTGCTGCCGACCATCCGAAAGAACGGCAGCACTATTATCTTCACCCGCAATCCCCTAACCCCGGAGGATGCGATAACCACACGTTTCGTCACCCACCCGAGCCAGCTCACCCAACAACGCACCACCCACCATCACACCACATGGCGGGACGCGGAACAAGCCGGAATCCTTCCCGAGGAAATCAAACAGCAGGTCGAAGAATCACGAAACAACCCAGACTTCGCCCACATCTGGGAAGGAATGCCATACGAGAAAACAATCAACCAGATCATAAGCTGGCAGCAACTCACAGACGCGACCGAACGCCAACCTCAAACAGACGGCGGCGTAAGCTTCGGCGTTGACGTGGCCCGATACGGAGCCGACCGAACCGCCGTAGCCATCGTAAAGGGACGCCACCTAGTAGACCTCGTTAGCTGGAGCAAGACCAGTCTTGTCGAAACAGCGGAACGCATAATAACCCTTGCCGGGACACATCATCCAAGCATCATCAACGTGGACGATACCGGCGTGGGCGGAGGAGTAACGGATATTCTCCGCAGCCGAAGCCAACCAGTGAACGGCGTCAACTTCGGAGCCAAGCCCAAACATCCCGACCGCTATCCGGCAGTCAGTTCGGAATTATGGTTCGAGTTTGCCGAACAGCTTTCGGAAATCACCATCAACCCGAATCTGGAACACCGAGCCGAACTGTTTCAGGAACTCAGCACCCGTGAATGGGCAATCAACAACAGAAACCTACGCGAAGTGCAGCGGAAGAAAGACTACAAAACAGAGAATCAGACTGGTAGCCCCGATCTAGCGGATAGCGTCCTTCTCGCCTACTACAAGCCGCTGCAACTTCCATCGTGGGACGTTGCTGTTTGCTAGGTTTATGCGTTGCACCCGGTAGACTAGACGCAGGGTCTTATGACGAATCGAGGAAACTGTGAGCCTGCTGAACAATCTCCGTGAAGGTTTTATGAGCGCGTTCGACCGTAACCATGCGCCCAGTATGTCCCCCACACCGATGGGCGGGAACATTTGGCAGCCGATGGGCGGCAACACCATCCCGCTCCATGATACTTACGACAACGTGTTTCCCTATGTAAACGCAATCGCCCAAAGGTTCAGCACGATAATCCCCTATGCCGTGGACGCGGACAACAGGCGCATCGACCCGGCTCCCGCACCGTTGGCCGCGCTCTACGCGCCCAACGACACGTATTCGTGCTTGGAATTCCTCAAGATCGTTTGCGCCACCATCCTCACCCAATCTCACTTGGACGTACTTATCTGGACAACTAACGGGCCGGGCGGAGACATTACAGCCGACAACATCATCGGATATACGCTGCTACCGTCGAACAGCCGCCAGTACAATTCTTCTCGCTCGGACTGGTATCACCGCGTCACGATGGACTTGGGCGACGGCGAACGAGTCTACGAATTTTCCCGAGACGAAACCATCGCCCTTAGCTACTCGCAGCACCCTAACGATCCGACGCGCGGCATCGCCCCCGCCATGACCGTGAAGAAGTGGGCCAACGTAGACGATATGATCGCCGACTATGAGCGTGGCTTCTTCGGCAACAACGCGGTACCCGCTGGAATGCTCGGCATCGTATCGGAAAACACTGAAGACTTCCAACGCAACCGCGAACGCCTCGAAAGCACATTCCGTGGCGCGGGCAACAACAACGGAATCGTGTACAACATGATTCCGGTTGACCCTATGACCCATAAGCCCAGCACCACCAGCAAACTGGTGTGGGTGCCATTCCAGAACGCCAACGATACGCTGGACTTGCAGACCGTGAACGACGTGGTGAACAACCGATTGTCGAACGCGCTCGCTGTCCCGGATATTATTCGCGGCATCGACAACGGCCAGACCTACGCCAACGCCGAACAGGCCGAACGTGCGTTTATCGAGAACACGCTCAAACCGTTGTGCATGACGGTGTGGGATAAATGGCAGTTTGAGCTTGACCGCATCACTGGCGGACTTGGGTATGGCATCACTTTCGACCTTGATCTACCGTCCCAGACCGACGTGGAGAAGATGCAGGCCGACACCCAGAAGGTACGTATTGACTCGCTCACCCAGCTCCTGAACATGGGTGCCAGTCTGGAGTCTGCCGTGGACGCGCTCGGACTCCCCGACTCGTACAAGCGTCTTGACTTGCATCAGCAGGCTCCGACGCTGACTATCCCAGTAGCCGCAAAACGGTATAGCCGTAATATCAAACCGCAGGAAACGGCAACCGAAAACCGTATCCTCCCGGCGACACGACGCTACGTGGACAGAGTCATCCGCATGGCCCGCCGCTCCCAGAACGGACTCCGCGACGATTTGGAAGCCATCGGCGACCAGTGGATAAACGACGTGGAAGATGACCTGATGACCAACCTCGTCGCCTACGCCCGCCGTACCGGCTACGAGTTGGAGCAGGTGATTACCGCGTGGGCTGAAGTCCACCCGGGAAGCTCCATTGCCGTGGAAGTCGAGAACTATACGGCTGATGATTGGCGGCAACTCTACTTCTGGACTGAGCTCCCCGACACCGTGCGTGAAGCCTACGTGGAACACTTGCGTAGCATCGCCAAGTCCACCAGCAAGACCATCACGAACAACGTCCTTGAACTGCTGAACCGTGCCGACGTGGAACAGTGGGACGCCGAACGCCTGCGTGACGAGCTCGAACGCATGGGCAACGATCACGCCGAGCTGATTGCCCGCTGCGAAACCGTGCAATCCCAGCGGCTCGGCAGCTTGTACAGCGCCCGCAATCTTAGCGAGACTCTTGGCGTCCGACTGGACAAGGTATGGCGTACAAGCGGCGACGGCAAAGTGTGCGAGTTCTGCCGTCATATGGAAGGCGACCGAATCGCGCTCGATGACACGTATCTGGCTGAGAACGCCAGCGTTGAGATCGGAGACCGCACCTACGTGAACAACTTCGAGAGTATGCAGACCCCGAACGGACACCCCAACTGCCGGTGCTACGAGGATTACGAGGTGGTGGAATCATGACTTACGACATCCATTGCAAACACTGCGGACGGTATCTAGGTTCCTGCGCCCGCGACACGATGGTTACGTTGAAGTGCCCGAACTGCAAAGGTTTGGACGTGTATCGCATCGTGCTACTATGGGGTCAGAACATTAAGCCCATTAAGGACGTTCGACCGCACCACTACCCTACTATTTGAAAGGGCCAAGATGAAGACTCGTAAGAGCTTCGCCAACAGCGGTGCTCCAGAAACCAATGGTCGTACCCTCACCTTCCTCGCCAACAGCGGCAAAGTGATGTGCGACGGACTCACTGTAGATTTGAAGACACTGAAAGCGCCATTAATCGACGGCACTCTGAAACTGGTGTCTGACTTAACCGAGTCCGACAAACTATCCCTTCCGCTCCTGATCGACCACATGCCCAGCATCGAATGCCAAGCGGGTGCAATCACCCGACTTTGGATGACCGATGATGGGATGATGGCCGAAGCGAAACTCAGCGAGGTCGATCAAGGCGAACGTATCCGCCAGCTTGCCGCCGACGGATGCCTGACCAACAGTTTCAGCATCACCGTTGAATTCAACCAGCGTCCCGGCAAGGACGGTATCATCCACGATGGCGAACTACTGGAAATCAGCGTCGTATATCGTGGGGCCGACCCAAGGGCCGCTTTCACCGCAATCAACAGCCGCAACAACACGAATGGAGACACCATGAACCCGGAACTCCTGAAGAAACTGGCGCGTACCATCGCCCAGTTCAAACTCACCCCGGACGAGGCGGAACAGCTCACCGATTCCATCGGTGACATCATGCAGTCCGCTCTCGATGACATTACCGCTGCCATCACCAACCAGAAGGAAGGCGAGGGCGAGGGCGAGGGCACCCCGGCACCGGAGGACCCCGTGCAGACTTCCAGCGGTCGCCAGACCATCATCATTAACAAAGCCAACCACGCCGCCCACCAGTCGGGTACTGTGAAGTTCTCGCATGATCGTAAGACGTGGCTTGACTCCGACGACGCCATGATCGCGTTCGAACGCGCCCTGATCGACACTGATAACAAGGGTGTCGAAGCGTTCCACCGTGAGTGGGCTGACACCGTGAACCGTAACATGTCGGACACCGCATCGTTCGGCGTTGACGGTGACAATGTGAACAAGTTCATCCCGACTGCGGCAATCACCACAATCGCGGACGCGCTAAACACGCGCGGTTCCGGCCTGTGGAACCTGCTGCGCAAGACCGGCATTGATCGCCTCACCATCGGCGGCAATATCGCCGGTCTGACTGAGCAGACCCGTGCACACGGCTACCCGGTGACCTCCTACGGCACGAAGAAGAAGGAACAGGTGCTTTCGTTCGTGAAGCGTGAGCTTCAGGCCGACTACACTTACAAGTACATCACGCTGAACAAGGGCGATATTCGCCGCACCCAGCGTCCGGGCGCTCTGCTCCGCTACGTGTTGCAGGAACTCCCGAACTACATCGTCCAGACCATCGAACGTCAGATCACGCTCGGTGGTTACACAGATATGGCGCATTTCCGTTCGGTTGTGACTGACGCGGCAGACAAGTCGTCCGAGTGGAAGGGCAACAGTTTCGCGCTCTCCTACACCATGACGGATAACACTCCGCTGATGGACTTCGTGCGTGCCTCACACATGGTTCGCGCTCAGGGCAACAAGGTGCTGCTGTGTAACGCTGACACCGTGGCCGACCTGCTGATGTCCGCAAACGCTAACGGAAATACGTACATTGCTCTCGGCGGTAACGATACTCTGGCCCGCGCCCTCGGCGTTAACCAGATCATTACCCCTGAATGGTGGACGGACACGGACAACACCACCACTATGGGCGTCATCATGTCCGCGTCTCACTACGCGGTGGTTGGCGATACCTCCATCGAGGCTTTCACTAACTTCGCGCTTTTGACCAACACCAACGAGTATCTTCAGGAAATTTACGCTGGTGGAGGTCTGGACGCGGAGAAGTCCGCCGTGGTCATCAAGCCGAAGAGTGAATGAGGTGATCTGCCATGACGATTAAACAAGTTCGATTCGTTAAGGCGGACTCTCGTAACCCGGTTCAGGACATCGCCGAACTAGCGGTGTTCGACGCTTCGGGTAATCCCGTTGACCCTCCGACCTCCCTTGCTGATGGCAGCGTGACGACCGCGAAACTGGCTAACAATGCTGTCACTTCCGTTAAGATTCAGGATGGCAGTATTACCGGCACTGACCTTGCCAAGAATACCGTAACCGCTGGCAATATCGCGAGCGGCGTTCTGCCGACCAACGCGACCAAGGAAAAGGCCGGTCTGGTCAAGCAGGCCGCGCACGTTAACGACCCGGTTGGCGAAACTCCGACTAAAGCCGATTTCATCGCGCTCCGTAACGCCTTGGTCACAGCCGGGCAAATGGCGTCCGCCTGACACGCTACCCTAAACAGTAGCGGGACTGCACCGCAAAGGCCCTATCTCCTACAATGGGAGGTAGGGCCTAACTCATTTTCGGAAGGAGCGATCATGGACATCGACGCAAGCGTAATCGATCAAGTGGGAGAGACGATCTACGCGCGATGGAAGGACGCCGCGCTCGCAGACCTCGCCAACATCATATGCCAAAAAGACCTATTCCCGATTACGGATGATTACGTGGGAATCATCGTAGGAGATGGCCGCCACGTAGCCCTATTGGCGTGGTATTCGGATGTGACCAACGTGCAGACCACCGACGGTGTGAAACTCGATTTTCGCGTGAACTACGATATGGGCGACGGGTGGACGCCCGAAACCAAATACGCCAACTGCCTGACTATCGCGCAACGTCTTAATGTCGGCACGGCAATAACCGTGACCGGAACGCACGGGTTCGCCAAGCTCCCCGCCCCATTATCTTCAGTATTGGCGGCTGTTATCGAGGCAGACCAGAACGTTCTTGAACAGACCGACCGCATCACATCCAAGAGCATAGAGGATGTGAGCGTAAGCTACGCAACAATCAACGAGACAGCCATGGAACGTGCGTTGACGCCGTACCAGTCTCTTATTAACCAGTGGAGCCTATGCCGAAACGGCGGAGACAGCGGCGGTATTCTCTCCATGCCGCGCAAGCACTGTAATCTGCCGTGGTGGCTCAACCCGCAGGATTACGTGGGGGGTGACTACGCTTATGGCAACGCTCTGTGACCCGTTCCGACTGTTCCCGAACCAAGTCCAGACGGCTACGCTTTGGCGGTATACGGCTCCCGGTCTGCCTAACGAACAACTGGCCGACTTGCAGGTGATTGTGAAGCACTCCACCCAGTCCGACCAGCCGACCGAATACGGTTCACGTATCAGCAGCCGACGCTTCCACATCCAAACGGACACGGTTCCCAAGAGTCTGCGCGATAACATGGAATTATGGCCAGACCTGATGTTGGAACTTTCCGATGGCAGAGTGTACCAAGTCACGCAAGCCAGTCGCGGCGATGACATGGACATGGGGGAAACCCGGTTTATTACCGTGTATGGGAACCCGTATGGAAGGGACAGCATATGAGTTACCGATTACAGTTGTCCGCTGATTGGGCGCGGAAGCTCTCCACCCAACAGTTGAACAAGGGCGGAGTGAGAATGATGACGGACATTCTCAAGATGGCCCGTCAGAACGCTCCAGTACTCACCGGCGCTTTGCGTAACAGTGGCCGTTTCCAGCAACTCTCTACGTTGAAGTGGCGTATCACGTTCGGAAACGGTCGCGTGCCTTACGCTTATATCAGAGAGTATAAGAATTCACCTACATGTTCAATACCACGCGCTACACCAACCGTCAGGTCAACACCGAGT